CACCAGACCGCAGAAGGCTTTGAAGCTAAGAGAATATCTACAGCATATAAAGATGATGGGTCAGTTGCGCTCCAATGGGTAATACAAGAGCCTCAGAAACGTGATATTAGAGTCAAGATCGATGCCATGATGGAAGGCATGACCGATGATCTTAAAGGGTTTATGAAACCCACAAAAGAACCTAAATCTGTAAACTCTGACTATCTTGCTATGTATATGATAGGCGATCATCACTTTGGAATGCTGGCAGACTCAGAGACCAAGATGGATTCTGATGACTGGGATATAAAGATAGCAAGTCAAATATTAGTAGAATCCACAAACAGGCTGGCAAATAGGGTTGGTAATGCGGAGGTTGGGGTTCTTTTAAATGTTGGCGACTTTTTCCATGCCGATTCCAGCTTTAACACTACTACGAAAGGAACGCCTGTTGATGTGGATTCGAGAATCTCGAGAACTTTTAAACTTGCTGGCAGGCTGTTTAGGTTTTTAATTACAAAAATGCTTGAAACCCACAAAAAAGTTGTGGTTATTAATGTGCGTGGCAATCACGATCACGATATGGCCTGTCACTTATCTAGCTGTCTAGAGCTTCTATACGATAAAGAGCCGCGAGTTGATGTCGTGCCTAATTACTCTAAATTCATACACTATCAGTGGCACAACAATCTATTTGTATTCCATCATGGTGACAGAATTAAGCATGAGCAGATACTACAGGCTGTGATTAAGAATCTGGATAATGAGTGGAGCCAAAGCAAAAACAGATATTGTCATCTAGGCCATATACATCATCACACCGCTAGGGAAGTAGGCTCTATGCACTTTGAACACTGGGGCAGCCTGACCGCCACTGATCAATGGCATTCAGACTCAGGATACGGAGCAGAGCGATCAATGAGTGCTGTGGTCTATCATAGAGATAGCGGTGAAGATTCTCGCGTTAAAATTAAGGTAGGCTGATGAGTAATGTCATTAACTTTCCGTCAAATGGAATTATTGCTACTAAATGCTTTTGTGATTGTGGCAATAGTCTTGAGTATTGGGTTGGCGATGATGGCAATGCTTACGGTATTTGCTCTCATTGCAACATTGGCTTGCCTACAGAAATTGAAGTTGTTGAAAAAGGGGATGAAGAATGAGCGCACTAGACAATCAGGTCGGTGGCGACCATTACAGGAAGAAAGCGATACAGCCTATCGAATACATCATGGCTAATGAGATGGATTTCTGTGAGGGTAATATTGTGAAATACATAACTCGCTGGAAGGATAAGGGGGGGGTAGATTCACTGAGAAAGATTAAGCACTACGTTGATTTCTTGATTGAGAGAGAGATTAATGGCGAAGCGTAAAAAGACTACGGTGGCACAGGAAGTAGACAAGGCAGCCAAGCTCTTACAAAGGCTTGTAAGGCTAAAGGCAAGTGATGACAACGGATACTGCCAGTGCGTTACCTGCGGCAAGATCGATCATTACAAGGCTATGCAGGGCGGCCATTTCATACCTAGAGGCCGAACAGTTTTTAAGCTATTCGAGGAAAACATCCACCCCCAATGCCCTAGTTGTAACCTGTGGGGCATGAAGCAGGCGCACTATGTCCTACGTTACAGACAGTGGATGGCTGATAGCTACGGGGAGCGAAGGGTAAAGGCTATGGAGCGTCTGGCTTGGAGGGCATCACCTAAGTTTGACAGAGAAGAAGTTATCCAGTTTGCGCGTCAACTAAAAGAGCAGATCAAGGAGCAGGAATGGCGCATAGGTGATATATAACCAAAAGTTTTAAGCAGATTCTTTTCATTCCATAATATTATATACAAAAGGGTTTACTTTAGCGGGCAAATGGTATTTAATACAACTACATTCAAAAAACAAAGGTTATTAAAATGGATAAAACAGAATCTCTTTATAAGGATACAGAGTTCGGCAAATGGCTTGAAGCTATGCCTAAAAATGTTCAGTCTAACTACAGTGAGTCGAATGTTGACAACTACGGCACCAGCGTTCGAGTTATTTTTTTCATTGAGGAAGAGGAAGAGTAAATTAACCGCCCCCTACGGGGGGCAATCAAAAAATCAAGGGGAATAATATGTTAGATCGTCACTCAATTACTTACAGCCAACTAAACACTGTTGAAAAAGCTGAGTTAGAAAAACAAGAAAACCGCGCTGGATGGATTGGCGCGGCTATACTCATAATCATGTATTGCGCTGCTAGTACAATGGAATACAACGACTGCATAAATCTGGGGGTGTGCTAATGTCTTACAAGGTATTGAATGACGCTGTTGGCCTTATCCGAGACGAAACCCCAATGTGGGAGGGTAGTTATCAGGAACTGCCAGATAAGACTAAAGACGGACTTATAGCTCTCTGGCTAATTACTCACCCGACTTGGATGGATGACGTATTTCCTCACACGGTTAGCGATAAGCCCTTGCTGGCATTAGAAGCGATATACAGTGAGGACGCTACCTCTAGGATGGCTGCCGCTATGTTCCGCGATGCTGCTGACAGGAACGCTAAAGATGTTGATAATGATGCTTACTTGTCGGAGGCTCTGGACGACTTTGAGGATATACTCGATACACCTGACTTTCTTGAAGAAATTAGACATCAGTTATATATGTATCTTGAGCCAAGCATGGAAGAGCTTGTAATGGACTCGTATCAGGATTTAATTTATTTAGATAGACTTGTAATGGGGAGCCACTAATGGACGTTAAAACGCTAATTAGAGACGCTAACAAGCACGCTGACAAAGCTATTAGGCGATCAAAGGCTGAGATTATGGCCAGAAGGTTCAGGGAGTGGCTAGAGGAACCGCTTGTAGTTTACAGGCTACACCTATTTACCATGACCGCTTTGCTGACCGCTTTTGTTGTTTATGGGGTTATAATTTACTAGCCGAGGGCCTAACATAGTCCTTTCTTGCCAGATTAATGCACTGGTGGCGAAAACGCATAGGCCGAGGTTCCCTTATACCTTTGACTCAGGTTAGCCCACTGAGGGCCGATACGGGCTACTATTTCCAAGACTCGTTAAAAGTCGTTGCGAGTCTTACCCCCACCCCCTCAGACCGATTTGTACTTGGCTGGGGGGTTTTTTTACATATCAATAATGGTATGAGCATTATCTTAAACAAGCATTTCAAATCATAACTGATCGTCTATACAATGCCGCCTTAACTTACCAACAAGGGGGCAAACAGTGATAATTTACATGATAGTTTTTGTAATTCTCTCGCTTGGCGCAGTCGCTGCCGACGACCTTAGCTAGTTTACATTTTCGTAAAAACCATGCACAATGCCGCTAGTTCACTGACATTAGGGGTGTCAAATGGATAGCCTAAACCTAACTAAATCACTTGAAGATTGCTTTGATTGGGAATTAAATGACGAGATAATTCGCTTCGATGCGATTATTGAATCGTTGATGACTACCGATGTCCAAAGGCATAAGATACGAGAAGAGCTTATTGACTGGCAAGATGGCGTTGCTAACATGGTCGATGAGCTTTCAGAGTTTGAGCCTTACGAGGGGTTCAGGGAGTTTGCAGCAATGGCAGAAGAGATATTCGGGACTGAGCAATGAGTGGTGGAAGACCTAAATGGATACCTGACGAGCAAACCTGCGAAAAAGCGCAGGAGATGGCTTCTAAGGGTCTAACGGTTATGCAGATAGCCCATTGCTTAGGTGTAAGCCATACGACCGTATACGAGCGCCAGAACGAATTCCCTGAGTTTGCTGAGGCTATAAAAAAGGGAAGGAGTGAAGGTATCCATGATGTTGCCAATGCTCTTTATGAAAAGGCAATCGGTGGGGACACTACGTCAATTATCTTTTACCTCAAGAAAAGAGATCGAGAGTCTTGGGGTGATGAGTATATTGAACCAGTTAAAGAGATACCCCCAATCAATATAATCGTGGATGCCGATGCAATTAACAAAGCCGCAGTCTGAGATATTCTTATCTAAGGCTCGATTTGTTTCTGTCGTTGCTGGCAGGCGATTTGGCAAAACCTTTACAGCTACTGCTGCTTTGCTTAGGGCGGCTATATCTGGCCACAATAGGAACGTCTGGTATGTTGCTCCGACCTATGGGGCTGCGAAAGAGATATGCTGGAATATGCTAATCAATACCATTCCGCAAGATTACATTGCCAAGACTAACGAGACATCCCTCACGATTAAGTTGATCAACGGATCATACATCGCCCTAAAAGGCGCAGAGAAGCCAAACAATCTTCGTGGACGAGCGTTAGATTATATTGTCCTTGACGAGTTTGCAGATATGCGGCCAGAGACTTGGTACGAAGTATGTAGAGCATCATTATCTGACCGAAAAGGGGGTGCGCTTTTTATTGGTACGCCTAAAGGAAGGAATCACTTCTATGATCTATGGGCTAGAGGCAAAGATGGCGCAGAGGATTGGGAGTCTTTCCAGTATACGACTCTCGATGGCGGGAACGTACCGCAGGAAGAGATTGACGCTGCCCGTCAAGACCTAGATGAGCGAACCTTTAAGCAAGAGTATGAGGCTGCATTCGTAACCTATGCTGGCCTGATCTACTATGGGTTTAACCGAGAAGAGTCTGTATTGGCG